ATTTTTATTTTTTATCAATTAAAGTTTCTTTTGCTATATTTTTAATAATTTTATTGTAATTTGCAATTTGTTCTTGTTCTGAACCTCCAGACATAGAATTTGTTACTATTTGTAAATATTGATCATTTTGTTTTGAATCATAATGATTATAGTTTTTGTTAGATTTTTGCCATTCTTTAATATTATTAATATTTTTCTTTCCAACTTCTTTTATTGCTTTTAATAATAAAGGTTTTTCTTCCGTTTCTTTTTCCCATGTTTCTGTATTTTTAATAAACATAGTTTCTCTTCTTAAGTCTGAGCAGTGTATTGGTCTTTTTGAAATATCAAGTTCTTTTAATCCATTAACTATTATTCTTGTAATACCTTCTGAATATCCTAATCTTCCAGTTTCTTCTAAATCTTTAATTGTTGGTTGTAGTGAATTAATAAAATCATCAATAGTCATTGCATCTTTACAAGTTTCATTTAAAAAGAATTGTAAGTTAAAATTATTATTGTTAATATTACCATTAACTATATTTGAATTATTAAATGTGTTAGTATTCTTAGATAATTCTAAAATAGTTTTATTTTGTTCTATTAATAGTTCTTTAAATTCAGAGTTTTGTTTTATTAATTCTAACACTAATGTTGAATCTGATATTATATTAGAATTATTTACATTGCAATTTTTTTTATGTTTCCATAATCCCTGTCGATGTTTATATTGTTTTCCACATTGACATATAAATTCGGAACTTTTTTGAACTTTTTTGTCATCCATTTGTAATCCAATGTAATCCTTTTTGTGTTTTGATGTGGTTAAATGTCGTATGTATTGACTTTTACGACATGTAAAATAGTCACATTTTTCACAATAAAAATCATCGGAACTTTTTGGAACTTTTTTGTCATCCATTTGTCTCCTAAAGTTTAAAAATATTAAATTTTATTTTTTTAAACTAAAAATTTTATCATCACAAAATAAAACCTCTTTTTTTCACTTTTGTGACGATTATGGTAACAATGGGTCAAAAAAAGGGTGTTTTTCAAAACTTTTTTGTAAAATTAAAAAAATGACATTTTATTTTTGTCAAATTTTCAAAACCAAATACTTTTATAAACAAAAAATTGTTACTGAAAATTACTACAAAATATTTGGAATTATTTTGTTACCATTTATGCTAACAAAATAAAAGATATTAAAAATGATAGTTTTTGTTGGAACTTTTTTGTAATCCATTTGTAATCCAAATGTCATCCATTTTTATTTATCATTTGATTTTTATTTATAAAAATATATTTTTGTGATGTATTATCATTTTGTAAAAATATGGAACTTTTTGGAACTTTTTTGTAATCCTTTTGTCCTCCAAAGTTCCAAAAAATAAATAATTAAAAAAATTTTATAAAAAATTTATCGTAACAAAATAAAACCACTTTTTTTCACTTTTGCGAGCATTATGGTAACAAGGTGTCAAAAAAAGGGTATTTTTCAAAACTTTTTTGTAAAATTGAAAAAATGACATTTTATTTTTGTCAATTTTTGAAAACCAAATACTTTTATAAACAAAATTTTGTTACTGAAAATTACTACCAAATATTTGCAATTATTTTCTTACCATTTATGCTAACAAAATAAACTACATTAATTTTGTTAGATTTTTAATTTTTTATACAATGCATATTTTTACTTAGCATTTTATAGCAAAAATATAGCATTTTTGTTTATCGTGTAATTTTAAATATATTATATAATTAAAATAACACTTATTATCGTAACAAAATAATTTAATTATCAATAGTGCATATTTTTTCATATGCAAAATGCTAAGTAAAAATATGCAAAATCAAAATATAAAATTTTATAAAAAAATTATCGTAACAAAATAAAACCACTTTTTTTCACTTTTGTGAGCATTATGATAACAAGGGGTCAAAAAAAGGGTATTTTTCAAAACTTTTTTGTAAAATTGAAAAAATGACATTTTATTTTTGTCAAATTTTCAAAACCAAATACTTTTATAAACAAAATTTTGTTACTGAAAATTACTACCAAATATTTCAAATTATTTTGTTACCATTTATGCTAACAAATATACAAATCAAATTAAGTTGCATAAACAAGCCCACAATTGCCTCCTTGAAAGTATACCATATTAATTCTTTCCTCGAACAAATGTAGGTCAAAATTGTAGTCATATATGCGCCATGTAGGCTTATTAACACCTATTACATTGCCTGTCTCTGGATCGCAAATAGTTAAACTTTGTGCTAGAGGGTCTGTAGGTGGAATAATTGTAGTAAATTCCAATTCAATTTGGTTGAAGCGTGACATACTAATAGCGCCAGATGGTTGAAGATCAAAAGGGTTGCTATGTAGGCCAAAATTATAACAATATAATCCATCAGGTGCGTTACCAGATGTACGTGTATATTTTTCAATATAATTATAAACACCTGCAGGCTGAATATTTTCTCTATATGAGCCATCCAATAGTAGACCCATTGCTACTAAAATATTTTTTTCATTTTGCACATTATATTGGCCTGTAATTAGCCAACCAGTTAATTGACCATTTGGATTTACACCTGGACCTATATCTACATACTCTATTGTTCCATCTGGTAATACCCTAGTAACAGTGTAGGTACCAGAAGTAGATGCAGGAATTAAATCATTAGGTAGGTAATTATATGGCCAATTAGTATAATTAGACCATTCATTACGCAAATTAGCATCACTGCGTTGAAAATAAAACATATAATTAGAAACCATACCAACTGAATCTAATTGTACTTTGTTAGGTCCTGTTACATTGTAAAATATTTTTTCATGAACCTGTTTAAATAAATATTTTTGCTCTTGTAATGCAAATACACGTTCTTCTTCATTTGATAAAAATGCATAAGTACAATTTAAATGAACATCTGCATTCCAAACTGAACGAGTATCTTGATACGAATCAATATCTAAACATACATCGGGTGGAGGTTGTAGAAAGCGATACATTTGCATATAATATAAATTAAAGTTAGGTGCTACATAAGGATAATTGTTAGTATAATCAAAAACATCGCGAATTTGAAACCATTCATTAATAGGTCTAAGAGTAATATTGATATGTAATTCATTATATTGAAGTGATGTTAGTGGAAATGCCATTTGAGATTTAAGGCCAAACCAACAATTGAGAGGTATATATAAAGTTCTACCTCTAATAGATGGTTCAGGACCAGCAGCAGTTTCATTATAATAAGCATTTGGATATGCATTTACACGACTGCCAGAATTAGCAGGATCATTTAGTTGAGGTGTATTACCTATCATTCTATTAAATAACTCTTTTTTAGCACCACTAAAATCACGCTGAACTGCTGCTAATAAATAGTCACCAGAAAACTCTTGTAAAGTATAATTACCACAAGTTATTTGAATTTTTGAAATAATTTTGGCTCCTAAATTTTCAATCCATTTAAATTCATATGGAACCCATTGAGAAACATAGTTAGTAGCACCTTCTGGAGGTGATTGTGGTGGCAAAATTGGTGACCAAATTGTAGGCAAATTAATTGATAGATAACAATCCATTAGTAAGTCAGCATAACGCTTTACTTTAAATGTAAATGTAGACTCTTCTGTTAGCCTTATTTCCTTTGAACCTTCATAATTTAAAACAAATTTCTGCAAAGCAAAATTTGTATATTGTGTATATGTGCTTTTAAAAAATGTTTTTTTAGGTTGTCCATTTAATAGGACATTTGCTTGACTAGAAGCAGTTAACTGAAGCAATCCCCCTGCCATTTTTTCTATTATAATACATATACATATTATTTTTAATTACTTATTAACTCTTTATTAATTTTATTAATTTTATTAATTTTATTAATAAAATATAATTTATAAATAAATATAAAATATAAATAAATATATAAGAAAGATGCCAAATATACAAGATACATTTAAGAATATGAATGACCAAACAATAGTAGGAATAATTTTGTTAGTTGTGTTTACTATTATAATTGGTATGGTTTTATATTATATTTATACTGTTAATCTAAAATCTAACAATGCTACATATATGAATAATACATATGGTAAAATTGCTGGCAGTATTCATTCAATTAATAAAGTTCAGCCAACATTTAAATATACATTAAATGATTATTATATTAAAAGTGCTTATAATTGTTGTAGTGCTGGAACATATAAAAATGATTATGTTGATTTAGCAGCATTAAAAGCATGTTTAAAGCAAGGTGTTAGATGTTTAGATTTTGAAATTTTCTCGATAAATGATAAAGCAGTTGTTGCAACTTCAACAACAGATAGTTATTATGTTAAAGAAACATATAATTCAATTTATTTTAGTGAAGTAATCAAAACAATAATTAACTATGCTTTTTCATCAAGCGGTAGTCCAAATCCAGGTGATCCATTAATATTACATTTACGTATTAAAAGTAGTAACCAAAAAATGTATACAGATATGGCAAATATTTTTAAAGGATATAATCAATACTTATTAGGAGAAGAATATAGTTATGAAAATCATAAACAAAATTTTGGTAATGTACCATTATTAGATTTATTAGGAAAAATAATAATAGTAGTAGATGGTTCTAACAAGTCTTATTTAGAAAATAAGCAGTTTTATGAATATGTAAATATGACAAGTAATTCAGTATTTTGTCGTGCTTTACATTATTATGATATTAAATACACACCTGATGTAAATGAGCTTATAAATTTTAATAAACAATTTATGACAATAGGAATGCCAGATAAAGGTGCTGATCCAGAAAACCCAAGTGGTGTAGTAATGCGTGAAACTGGATGTCAAATGTTAGCTATGCGCTTTCAAATGGTAGATGCTAATTTAGAAGAAATGATACAATTTTTTGACAATGCTGGTAGTGCATTTGTTCTTAAACCAGAAAATTTAAGATATAAACAAGAAACTATACCAGAACCACCAAAACAAGATCCTAAATTATCTTATGCTACGCGCACTATAGAAAGCAATTATTATAAATTTGAGATATAATCCCTTTACTTTTACTTTTGCTTTTTGCTTATAAAAGCAATAAACTAAACACCTAAGAACTGAATATCAGATTCTTTACAAATACCTTCATTAACTAAAAAGTTCTTTGCTTCTAATTTATGATAACCTGCTAATTGTAAACTATGAATATTAATATTATCATTATTTTTATCTTCAACTATATAGCAATTACAATTAAGTGTTTTTTTAAAATGAGAAATAATTTTAGGTAAATCATATTCTTCGGTAAATCCACTAATAATGGTAACTTTTTTGCCTTTTACAACACGAGTTGTAATAGTATAACTATTTGAACTAAATAAGTCTTCTTCCATTTATATAAAGAAATTTATATTATAGCATATAAAATAATATTTATATTATTATTTTATATATTTAATATATGAAAGACATTTGTAATGAACAAATGACATTTCAAGAATGTGAATTGGCAATATTAAGAGCAGCAGTTGATAAAGCCGAAGCCATTCAAGGAAGGAATGTTGTTAGATTACCAGAAGTTAAGAAAATAATAAACATAGTTGAAAAATTTATAAGAAAAAAACAATTAATTTGTTATGGTGGCACAGCAATTAATAATATATTACCAAAAGAAGATCAATTTTATAACAAAGATATCGAAATTCCTGATTATGATTTTTTTTCGCCAAATGCGTTAAATCATGCTAAGGAATTAGCAGATTTATATGTTAAGCATGGTTTTATTGAAGTTGAAGCAAAGGCTGGTGTTCATCATGGAACTTATAAAGTTTATGTTAATTTTATGCCTGTTGCTGATATTACATATATGCCTCGTGGTTTATTTTCTGCTTTACGCTCATCAAGTATAAAGGTTGCAGGAATATTATATGCTCCACCTAATTATTTACGTATGGGTATGTATTTAGAACTATCTAGACCTGCTGGAGATGTAGATCGTTGGGAAAAAGTTTTAAAACGACTTACATTACTTAATAAACATTACCATGTTACATTGCTAGATTGCGACCATTTATCATTTCAACGTCAAATGAAGGATCCGACAAATCAAGATGCAATATATAAAAATGTAGAAACAACATTGGTAGATCAAGGAGCAGTATTTTTTGGAGGATATGCTCTCTCATTATACTCTCAATATATGCCAAAATATTTGAAAAAGAAACTACATCATATACCAGATTTTGATGTATTATCAGAAGAACCATTAGAAACCGCACAAATAGTGAAAGAAAGGCTAGAAGATATAAATATATCTAATGTTAAAGTAATTAAACATCCAGGTGTAGGCGAAATAATTTCACCACATTATGAAGTTAAAGTAGGAGAAGATTCTATTGCTTTTATATATGAACCATTAGCATGTCATAGTTATAATACAATTAAATATAAATCTAATACATTAAAAATAGCAACAATTGATACAATGTTAAGTTTTTATTTAGCATTTATTTATGCTGATAGACCTTATTATGTTCCAGAAAGAATTGTTTGTATGGCTAAGTTCCTTTTTGATGTTCAACAACGTAATCGCTTAGCACAAAAAGGGTTATTAAAACGTTTTAGTTTATCTTGTGTAGGCAAACAACCTACATTAGAAGAAATGCGAAATGAAAAATCAGAAAAGTTTAAATTATTAAAAACAGATAAAAATAATCCAGAATATGAAGCATGGTTTTTAAGATATAGACCAGGTGATAAAAGATTAGCAAAAATACAAAGTAGTTCTAGTAGTAAAAAATCTAAAAGTAAATCTAAATCTAAATCTAAGTCTAGATCTAAATCAAAAAGTTCTACATCTAAAAAATCAAAAAAAGTAAAAAAGTCTAAAAAAACTAGAAAACGATAATTATAAAACCTTATACATGTGTATTTAATAATAATCTGTCTAAAAATTTAGTTGGATCATTATTGCTACTAACATAAATATTAATTAGTTCAGCAGGACTATAAAAGTTGTCTTCAATTTGACTTAAAATATTTTCATCAATTTGACTACCAAACCATTTTTCATATACTTCTCTAATAATATTATGGGTAACATTTGTCATTTCTAATGTTAAATCAATTCTACCAGGTCTTACTAATGCGGGATCTAATTTATCATAATGATTTGATGTAATAATCATTATTCTTCCAGGTGTTTCACGAATACCATCCCAAAGATTTAAAATATCATCTAATGTTACACTAGATGTTTTAATTAAAGAACCTTTTTCAGTATCAGATAAATTAGCAGTAACTAATGCTTCAACTAATTTTGTAGCATTGTTAGATTTATCACTTTCATCATCGCTTTGATCATCACTTAGAAATTTATCTTTTTTATGTTTTTTATCTCTATTTAAAACTATATCACCAATACAATCAATGTCTTCAAATACAATAATTTTTTTAGAAAAATCAATTGGTGACTTTTCATTATCATCATTATAAATATTTTCAAAAAAACAGTCTTCTAGTTCTGTTTTAGTTTTAATTAATTTAAGAGAAATAACAATAATATGACGTTTTGTATAATTGGCCAATGCTTTAATAAATGATGTTTTACCTGTTCCTGGCTTACCATAAAGACCAATTCCTAAACTATATGGAATACCTTTTTCAAAATACCAATCACGATTATTTAAAAAGAAGTTGATTTTTTGTAAAGAATGTTCTTTTTGTTCAAAAAATAAGTTGTTAAAAGATCTAGAACTTTCAAATTGAGTTTCATTCCAAGATTCATATTCATAATCTTCATCATTAATTGATTTAGTTAATGTATAAACAAATAATTTGTTTTCACGATGTATTTCAATAGTTTTTAAATAATTTTTAGTTATTTCTTCAACAAAATTTTTAATTTGTGTAATAGATGATGTATTTGAATATAAATATATTTTTATTATTTCAACTTTACTTTTTGGTGCTTTTGATTCATTTGAATCACTGATATCTTCAAAAAAATTATTAGTATAAGCATAAATACCTAATTCTTTGTCTAACAAAAATCTAGTTTGTTGATTTACTATATAAATTGGTTCATTTTTTTGACCTCTATTTGATGTAAAATTATATTCACGAATCTTATAAATTTCTTTATTTACTTCACTGCGTTTAATTATTAAATCCCATAATGCTTTAAATCTATTACTAAATGTAGGTATTACTGAAAATATTGTATCATAAGTATTAGTTATAACAGTTATTTTACCTTCATATTCAACTGTGTTAGTTTTATAAAACCAATTTTTAATATGCTCTGCTGAAAAAAAGGATAATATATCTGAATAAATTATTTTATCAAATTGCTTTGATAAAAATCCAATAAATGATATTAAAATAGTAATTACCATAGTATCAATTATTAAATTTCCTGTTTTAAAATAATTAATAAATTGATATTGAATATTATTAGTGAATATATCGTTCATTAGCATTTTTTATAATGTATTTAAAATTGTTTTAATACATTATATTAATAAGTAGTCTTTATGTTAGTTTATTTATTAATTAAAAAAAAATAAATTGATTATATTATTTAAAACTTACTAAATTGTTTCATAGATTTTGTTAGTAAATAGTATAAGATGCCAAACAATATACTTGTTAGAAAGTAACCATTTAAATTATAATTTCCATCTTTATTACACATAAAAGAAAAATATTTAAACATTGTTTGTTTAAAAATTGGTAATTGAAAAATAAAATACAAAATACCTAACAAAAGAGGTGTTTGTATTTCATCATATAATGTATCTAATGAATTTTCTAATCCCGCTTTTTTATTATAACTATCCATTATAATTTCATTTGTTTCACTATCATTAATATAATCAATATTTGGATTAGGTGGTATATAATTAGGTGTAATATTAGGGTCACTAACAATTGCAGCAGTACTTTGAGGAATATCTCTACTAGGTAACATAGTACCACCAGTCATAGCAACTTTTTGAAGTCCATTAACTAACATATTAATTGTGTTTTGATCTAATTCTGTTCCTCCTTGTTGTTGAACTTGTGGTTCACTAACAGTTAAACCTACATTACCACCTACACTACCCCCTCCAGTAGGATCTGTAGGTAAATCTGTAATACTTGTTGTTCCAGTTCCTTCCATTAAAATTACTAAATATTGTTAAGAATTAATAATTTACGCAAAACTAATTATATTTTTATTTTTATCACAATTTACAGGACTTTTATTAAATTTATAACATTTTTTATCAAAACGATAAACTTGATCATCAATTTCTGCAATAGGTGCAGCATGTTTTACTAAACAATTACTTCCTTTACATGACTGTCTAAATAATGTTGCTAATCCTAAACCTAGTAATACAGACATTATTACTTTCCCAGTTTCATTTTTAAAAA